TATATGCGGATGAAAATTCATAATTCATTCCTGTAGTTCCGCTATTTAAAGACCCCGATGTTGAAATAACAGTTGTAAGTAAGGGACCAATTGGACCAGTCGCTCCGGTTGACCCAGTTATACCCGTCGCACCCGTAGATCCAGTGGGCCCCTTTGGACCAACAAGTGCGATATCCGCATAATTATCCCACGTTGATGTCGTAAGTCCTTCATTTCGAATTGTTATTTTATAATATGTATTTCCAGCCTGAGAACTATAAGTTAAACCAGTCACTAAATAATAATATAAACTTGTATTTGCACTATTGCCTTCTGTTATATGATCATTTATTACAATATATGTATTTATAGCAAAATATTGATTATTTTCATCATTTGTTAACAAGTCATACATTCCAGTAGCACCTGGAGCTAAACCAGTTGGCTCACGTGATATTTGCGAAGTCACTAAAGGTCCCGGTAAACCCGTCGCACCTGTCATACCATTCGCACCCGTGGCACCAGTTGCGCCACTGTTACCTCTACCCGTCGCACCCGTCGCACCCGTCGCACCCGTAGCACCAGTTGGTCCCGTTGATCCAATCGGGCCAACAATTGTTATGTTCGCATCACTATTCCAAGTAGACGTTAATGATTGTGATATATTTTGAATTGTAATATCATAATAAGTAGTCGAGCCAATTAATGTAGATGTTAACCCCTTTACTAGAAAATAATACAGTGATGTATTACCCGTCAAAGGATTGTCATTTATTACAACATAATCATTTATTGTAAAATAATTATTATTATCATTATTCACTTGTAAATTATATATTCCTGTTTGACCGGGTGATAATGACCCACTAGAAATAGTAGATGTAACTAATGGACCAGGTAATCCTTTTGCTCCCGTAGCACCCGTAGCACCCGTAGTACCCGTAGCACCCGTAGCACCCGTAGCACCCGTAGCACCCGTAGTACCCGTAGTACCAGTTCCTCCTCCACCACCACCAGCTGTCGTCTGTGTTGTTCCATCCATAAATACAATTCCACCAACATGTAATAAATAATTTCCACTTAAATCAATATCACTTGCAGAAACTATTCTTGAATTATTTTGTCCCAACACATTTGTTATTGTTTGATTATCATTATTTGAATAATGATTTCTTACAATATTATTATTGGCAGCATAATTCAATCCACCATATTTTCTAAATGACATTCTATTATATGTATAGTTATAATTTATTTTTTTATTTTTTAACGTTTATTTTTTCGGACCCTTTAATTATGTTTAGTTATACTAATGGGATACAATATTGAAATCTCTTTTAATATGTCCAAACATTCTAACGTCACAGAATTGAAAAAATATATTACTGATTATGCTATTGATTATAATTGCGATCATTATTATTATTTATACGAACATGAAAACGATTGTAAAATACCTCGTAATCACTGCATTATTGTAGTTAATTTTGGAGATAACGAATTGTTTGATTGTTCTATTTTTTTAAAACTTATTAAAAAAATGAAAGATATACATATTGAGTGTATTTATGATGACGAAATTATGTGTAAATTAATTTATGCGTCTCAATATTATTTGACAACGGTTGATAAAGATAAAGTGATTAAATACAACAAGTTCAAAAGAGAGCGGAGTTTTTCAGATAATGAAAAAATTGTTTTAGAGCATGTTAGTCCAACTGTAAAGAAAAATGATACTAAAAATTCTTAAAAATATAATAAATTTGTCAATAAATTCGTGAATAAATTCGTGAATAAATAAAAGAGATCGGATCTAGTAATTATTATCTTGTCTTTTCTAAAAAAACTGTGTGAAAAAATTTTTGTTTGATTTTTGTGCTTTTCTTGATTTTTGTGCTTTTCTTGATTTTTGTGCTTTTCTTGATTTTTGTGATTTTCTTGATTTTTGTGCTTTTCTTGATTTTTGGTGGGTTTTTTTATGTGTTACATGATACGGAGTCATTAATTTCTTTCTTAAAGTAAATAACTTTTCTAAATCATCATATTCATTATTATTAATATTATTAATATTATTATTATTATTATTGTTATTGTTTCTATTTGATTTAGGAATATTCATATTTTTTTGTGTTTTGGTGTTTTTTTTGACATTGGGTGGATTTGACGATTCCAACATTGCGAAATCGTTTTTTAATCGTTGATCTAACGATTGATTTATAGTTGGCATTTTGAATAACTTTTCCAAGTCATTTTTCTTTAATTTTACTTGGTATTTGTTTTTCTTGCCGTTTTTGTTTATTGCTACATTCATTGTTCCTTTATTGTTTTTATAATCCGCATCAGTATCCCATTCAATTACATTGATAACGGGTTTTGATTTTGATCCATCATTAGTGATGCTTTGTTGAAAACCTTTACTGTAAATGATTGCCATTTGTTGTGTTGTTGGTATATATTATAATATTATTTTTTATTTTTTTAGAATTGGTATTTTTTTAATTTTTTTAGGATTTGTATTTTTATTTTTGGGGTTTAAACTCAAAAATAAAATATTTGGCATATTTATTGTATTCATGGATTTTGTTAACGTAATGGATGAATTTGATCAAGAAGATCAAGCTGAACATATTGGATTTATTGAAAATAACAAATATTACAATTCTAGATTTCATGATAATACGCCAAATGTTGAAAATAAACGTGTTTATCCAAGTGTAAAAAAAATAGCTCCTGGTAATGGTAACAAAAAAGATAGTAAAAAGGTGACTTATGATGATATATTATCGTCTTTAAACATGAATGTTGTAAATGGAAAACTACAAATTGTGCGAGGTGATGCCGACGTGTTATCGTCCCAACAAAAAACAATGGTAAATCATCGTCAGCAATTGAATACCAATGTAAAAACGAATATGAATGCGTATTCAAAACAAAATGAGTTTTATAATAAGTTTTTACAGGCTCAGACGCAATCGCAAGCACCCGTTGTTGTTGACCCTCTAACCCCTGAAGAAAAAAAGCGTCTATTGATGATACAATACATAAAGCAACAACAAGAAAGACAACACATAATGCGCGTCAAGTCCAGAAAAATGAATTTTGTTTAACATTGGTTTTATTTGGTTCTAAACAATTGGGAATGATGGTTGTGCGGCAATACCACAAATACCTATCTCATTTGTGCTATCGCTTCGTTCAATCTTGACGTAACCATCGTCTCCCCATGTAGTTGACCAAGAATTCTTGACTAACCAATAATCAATGTTGGTTTCTGACTCGGTGCCGTAGCCAACAATGAGCACACCGTGATCCAAATCAGTTCCACAGGTTGAACTGGTAATTACACCGTTCGAATACAATTGGAAAATTCTTTGGTCAGCTTCAATGGCAATCGAAACAGGTCCAAAAGAAATCGCCTCTTTTAGTGCGAGTTGGTTGCCTGGCGGGACATCCGCACAATCCGCGATTGTTACCTCTGGCTCACAAGTGGATTGGCATGAACCAGATGATCCGGTATAAGGATAATCGGATTCAACGCACATACCATTGTCAATCGCGTATTGAAAAGCATTATCCATGAGTCCGCCGTTACACCCCAAATTGCCGTATCTTTTTGAGCAATCCACCAATTGTTCCTCTGATAAACTTACAAGATTTCCGGTGGCGATTGACCACGCGCCTTCCATGGCACCAGTTGCTAAAAAAGACCAGCATGAGCCGCATTGTCCTTGGTCTTTTACGGGGGTGACGGCGCCTGAAGTACGCCAGTCGATTGATGATGGGACTTTTATTTGTTGGTAACTATATTGTCCAAGTGCAAGTATGTAATATGCGGTAGTACTGGTAACTGTTCAATATGGATCACCTTTTTCAGAGAAAATGCAAAGAATGTAATTCATTATCTTAAATCTGGTGAGTGGGTCGGTGATATTGATATATAAACATTTCACACAAAAGAAAATATATTTACTTCTGTTTTTAACTTTAGAATAACTATTGTGTAAATATATTTTATTTCAATAATATATATTTAAGAGAGTATACGATGGAAAAAAAAATAGAAGGTACAAAAGGGTCAAAAACGGATGGAAGTGAAAACAAAATGAAATCAAAAAATGTTATACCAATTTTGTTTGTTGCAACTCACGGTTGTTACACTGCCAAAAGAGACCAACCTACGTCGCCTTTAAATATGGATACTTTTAATACTCCAACCGACATGAATATAGTTAAGTTAAATGCGTCACCACTTAGCACGGTTAGCAATAATAATCAAGAGCTAAATGACATAGATGTTTTAGCGCTTGATTTAATTAGTTATATGGATAATCCAGATGATACACGTTCTTTATCAAAGTTATTAAATGATGCAATAGGAAAACAACATCTGTTTCATAGTGAGACCAAATATGAACAATTTAAAGGGTATGAAGATTTTCTGTTACCATTCCAAAAACACCATGAAAACGACAACATGTTTTCATACAGTGAGTTACCAGGCAACTCTGTTATGTATGATAAATACTATGCGATTCATTTGGAACCGCCAACTTTTGACGAAAGTAAGACCAATGAAGAAAATGATAAAGAGTTTGATGAGTGGTACAATACTAGCGATCTACGATGGAAACAAGCTAGTGTATACGGGGATAGATTAATTTTTTTTAAACCAAGTGAAGAACATATTCCGTATGATGAAGGTTTTGAAGGCACCCAAGGTGTAAGAAGAGGAAGAGATATTTTAAATGATGTTAGAAGATATATAAGTGAGACAACCGGAAAAGAATTAGAAAGCATCCAAGGAGTTTATCTAAGTCGTGTTATAGATTTTTTATATAAGAAAGAAAATGTGCGCGATCTTCTAATAATAGATACGAGTTGTTCTGTTCTTTTTTCAAATACAGATGATAGATTTATTATTGATAATGCCGAAAAAGATGCAGAGGACATAGGAAGAATAAACGAAGGGAATAAAGAAAACCGTATAAAAGTAAGCGCAAGGGGTACTGAACCACCAATTGATCCAGACAAAATTTTTTTGGGTAAGTACGGTGGAAAAAGAACCAAGAAAAATCGTCGCACTAAAAGAAGAAAAAGTAAAAAACCAACTCGTCGTAGAAAACCAACTCGCAAAATACGTAGAAATAAATTACGTTAAAACTCTCGTTCTTCAGTAAAACTATATAATATAATTTAGTATTTTAATAAAGATAAATATTTACGACAGTCTGTTTATAGTTTTCCCAACAATAATAATACTATAATAAATATTGATTATTTGTATTCAAACGAAGGGTCTAAAAATATTAAACTATTTACAATTATTTTCACATTACTATCAATGATTTTAATTTATTATATTACATTATTTGTAGTAAAAATATACAAAATTAATAAATTCTTATTTATCTTATTTATTATAACGTCAATTTTTATATTCACAGAATATAAACTATCATCTAATATTAGATTTAGTAATATAGAAGAAGAAATAGGTGACGTATTAAGTAAATCAAAAACCGGAGACTTTTTATTATTTCGTTCTTATCATTCATATGATATTCCAGAATTTATTGTTTTCAAATCAGTTTGAAGTAAGTTATACAAATGGGTTTGAATTTTTCCGATTATGGTGGGCGACTTGAAATCTATGCTGACTAATTTATTCAAGTTTCGTTCATACTGCCGGTTCAAATGGTCATTACGTAATATTGTTTCTTTATTTTTCTTATACCAACATGATAACGCTTGCTGTATTTTTGAATAAATGAATTTAAATAATGATATGAATTCTTCTGAGGTTTGCTTTCGCCAGTGAAAAGTTTTATTATTTTCTTCGGAGGGAGTGTATACGTAAATATTGCGTTTTTTCTGAGCAAAACTAATGAAGGGATTTGGATATTGTGATGACGTGGTTGTGATATTCTTTTTGATTATACTTTTTATGCTTTCTATGATATTTTCTAAATCAGTAATATCATCGTCTGAAACCCGGAAATCCCTTTTCCATTCTTCCAAAGTGATTGTTGGAGTGGGAATAGGTGAGGTCGGGGAATTCAACATGTTGATTACATTTATATTGTTGACGTTAGTGGAAATATATTTTTTAATTTCGTGTAATTCTTCTTCCATATGTTTTGTTTTAAATGCCAATTCTTGAATGATTTTGTATAAGGATTGTATTGAAATATTGGGCGGCAGTGTTTCTTCCTCCTCGCATTTTTCTTCGCGTTTTTGTGATGCTTTTGAATGGGTTTTTTGTTTGTATATAATTTCGCACAGTAATTCGTGTCTTGAAAAAGACGTTTTTCTAGTGTATTCTTTGTTACAATACAAGCAGTTAAACATTATGATGGTGGTTATGGTTGTTTGATTTAAAATGACAATAAGGTAGAATTGTTATTCAATTTTATTTTTTTGAATTTTTAGATTGGGATTTTTAGATTGGGATTTTTAGTTTTACTTTGGATACAAAGAGAGAAATAATATCTTGGTATAGTATATTATAAAGTAAAAATATGGCACCCATTGCTACAGATGATCAAATAACAACCGACTGTCGCTGGTGTAATAATAACATGAGTTATAACGACCCAGCATCTCAATATCAGACTTTAAAAATTATTCAAAATACGGTAAGAGTACCCGCCTCATTATACATGAATGATTTAGCAGCTTTGACTGTATATCAAAAACCAGGAAAATATGGGGTGAATTGGAATCAAATGAGCGACCGTCGTGTGCGCCATGTTCAGCCAACCACGGTTGCCGGTGGTAGTTTTTATCACGCTAGTAGCACTCGGGGAACGATTACGCGATGTAGACCCGGTGCTGGTTGCCCCGGTGGTTCAGGAGTGGATATTAAACATAATTCCTATGATCGCTATTTGAATCGTATTAAGGGAAAAGGACCGGCGCGCCGTGGAGTGATTCCACCTGATTTTGGAAAACCTATTGTATTTAACACGGCGTTTCCTATTTATGGTGGAAAAACGACCAAGACCAGTATTGTGTCTGGTGGTGGGTATCAAGGCGACTGTATTTGTGGTGATCAAAATGATGCGATTTATGATACATTAGCTGATCCGCAACGATTCCAATATTATTATGAGTTTGATGTTGGCACTTATGTTTACGCTACAAATGCGGACGGGTACTATGTTAAGGCGCTTGTTCTTGAAAAAATGGGGACTAATTATATTGTTCAATATGATGATGGGACTGTTGCTGAAAAAAATATAAGTGAATTATTGATTTATTATCCTTGTAATAGTGAGACATGTTAGTTAGGGTTTTAGGGTTTTCTCTCTTTCGGTGTCTTTTATAAAACAAAAAATAAGGGAAAAATGTATTCTATAAAAAATTAATTTGTTGTTTATATAATATATAATAGAATGCCAGTTAAATTAAACATGGTTTTACATAACGGATCTGTTCCGCATGTTTCCTATTCTGAAATCATTTCGAAATCGGCTTCTGCTGCGAAGCCTACGATGAAAACCTCTTTGAAATCAAACATGATTCACCGGGTACATACCGCGACTGCCGGATGTAGTGCGTGTGGTAAGAAATGAATGAGGTATTAGTGGGGTGGGGATTATTATATTTGCCTATATAAATGGGTTCTTGTTCTGTTCCTCCTGTTGGACGCGCTAATAATTTGAGTAGTTTTGGATATTTTGTTCCAGTGACAATTGGAAGATTAAATAATTGTAACAACACATTATGCTATACCTATAATCACAATTATATTTACCAACCTCACAGTGGTTATGGAAAGGTGGGGACCACTGCGGCGGCTTATTTAGCAAGTCGTAAACGCTTGTAAATGGGGTGGGATTTGGGTTTATTTGAAAGATTATAAAATATTTAAAGATTAATGCTTTAACTATTCTATTATTATAATATATTAAATTATATTAAATGAATTTTGACTTGAACTTGAATAATTACAAAAAAGAGGAATTGGAAGATATTTTTGATTTACCAGTCAATTATGACTCGTCTACCCTCGATATGAAAGAAACTCAATTAAGAGAAAATATACACACAGACTTTACATTGAATCAAGAAGTGAGAAATAAAACAATTGCCTTTTTACAAGAAGCAAAAAAAATACTTTTAACGGACTTGAAAAGCACCGTATTCAGCAAAATTTCGGCGGCGAATATTTACAATACCGACATGACATTGAAACCGGTGAAAGTGATTGAAGAAAACGGCGCAAATATGGTTATTAATCGACCCAATACGGCGTTTGCCCAATCGTTTCCTAGTGAATTTTATGAGGGGATTATTAATCCGCTCAAGAAACGATCATTAAGGCAGTATTTGAATATTGACACGCGGTTTCGCAATAATTATTACGGGTCTCTTTCTACTGATTTTCACTTTGATTTGCCTATAAAATTTTCCAGTGTTGCGACCATGCAGTTGACGGCGTTTGAAATTCCCAAGACCTATTATTATATTTCCGCAAAAACGGGGAATAACTTTTTTACGATTGGCATCGAGACCAGTAGTAACGGGGCGCAAGAAGTGGTGTTTGTTCCGGATGGAAACTACACTCCTGAAACAATGGTTGCGTTTTTGAATAACTATGTTAGTGGTCCTTTGTCTACGTTGGACAAGTATCAGGATTTGGTCTTTACTTTGAATAATGATGGTGGGGGGTCGGGGACTGGACAGTTGGTCGTTGGTATTGCCGACGGTGCGACTTTATTTGATTTCTCTTTGGAATTTAATACCAATAGCAGCGGGGGTGAGGATTTGTCGACGCCATTGCCTTTGAAATTGGGGTGGATACTGGGATTTAGAAACGGTAAATATATTGGTAGTCCCAATTATGTTGGTGAAGCGCCAGTGGATTTGAATGGCATCAAGTACATGTATTTGGTGGTGGATGATTACAATAACAATGTCAATAATAGTTTTTACAGTGCTTTCAATTCATCCATTTTGAATCAGAATATTTTAGCACGGATTTCATTACAAACCGGGACTGGATTTTTAGATGTAAATAGTCAGAATAATTTAATGTTGACAACAACAGCGCGCCAGTATTTCGGTCCAGTGGATATACAAAAGTTGAAAATCCAGTTATTGGATGAATACGGTCGGGTGATTGATTTGAATAATATGGATTATTCTTTTTGTTTAACCTTACAATCATTGTACGATTTATAATTGTACGATTTATAATTGTTTTTGTGGGGGATTTTGGAGGGGGAGGTGGTAATTATTATCTTTATTATTTATATATGTATTCATGTACAAATAATGAAAAAGCAAAATCTTGTTTTGGGAATGGGCTTTCATCCTATGCGAGTGATTATATTACAAACAAACGCAAAAAGTGTGTGAAAAAATGTGTGGACCGACGAAATGATGTGAATACTAATGACATTCAATATGGCGCGGTTACTACGAAGGACTATAATGGGATTACCGTTGTTTGTAAAGTAGGTCCTAAAGTGGGAGGCGAATTTGTGTGTGATGCGCCGACAGATATTGATGACGGGTTAACGCCTTTTTATAGTTATTACAATACTCATGTGAATTATTAAAGGAAATGAGACAATATATAACCTACTAAAACTGCTCCCAACAAAAGATATACACCTGTGGTTGTCATTTTTGTTGATTTTGATTTTGATTTTAATGATTTTGATTTTTTATTTCTTTTACCGCCTGTTAAATTGGTTGAATTGTTTGAATTGTTTGAATTGTTTGAATCGTATTCGGCGGAGGCGGGGGTAGTAGTTGAAGAAGAACTAAAAAATGATATATTTGGTATATTTGGTAATAACCCAAAATGTGCCAATAATCCGCAGATTGCTCCTATAATTAATGAACCAAAAAATATGTACAATAATATTTTAGAAGCAGCATTCATATTTATATATTATATATTATATAAAAATTAAAAATTAAAAATAAAAAAAAGTCTAATTGCGCCTAATCATTTTTATTTTTTTTTATTTTTTTGTTTCTGGTTTTTATTCAAGATAGATGTCTTTTCTAAATATAAATATAGTTATAGTTATAGTTATAGTTATAGTTATTTTAAGACGAGCGTATTTTATTATAAAAGTAAATAGACGCAGTGGTTAGCGCACAAATGGTTAGACCCGAAAATATGTTTTGTGTAATATTTTCTTTGTAGTCGTCATTATCATTGTACATATCGTTGGGTAAATCCATGTCTAAAATAAATTGGTCATCATGTTGTTCTTCTTGGATTTGAGGTAAATAATTCACATTCTTTTGTTGGGTTGTTTTGTAATGATAATAGGAATTTGCTAAATGTTTATGTGTATTGTTTTTTTTTGGAAATACCTGTTTCGGTGGTGTCGATGGGTCTATTTCCACATAAAATCCCCACTCGTCATCATTCATAATTTCTACAAGAGGATTGTAATAGTTATTTTTTATTACCTTATGATTCTGATTTTGATTATCATTTTCAAATTTATATATTGAATAATCTTTATCATAATAGTGCGTGTATTCACTCATTAAATCCTCATTTTGAAATATCATTCGTAACATTTTTATTTTTAATTGGTTGGTCTTGTATTAATAAATAGTAATATTTAATTACTTTTTATTTCAATTTTATTTTTTATTTTTTCATTTTTTTAGTTTTGGGATTTTTATAACATGCGTTTTGCCTTTTGTGCGACTCGGGTGTGTTTTCTTTGACGTGCTCTAACATACGCAGCATAGACTCCCTTTCGGGAAATTTTACAGGTGTTCTTTTTACATATGGGGAATGATTTTTTGCTTTTTGGTCCTAAAAAACATTTGGGTCCGCATTTTTTACGCATTACTGTTCGCTGATGGTAGTTGGGTTTTTCATTTTTCCACCCTTTCCACGGGACATTTTTACGAGTTTGGGTCATCTATACTATTGCTAGATTATTTGCTAGATTATTTGCTAGATTATTTGCTAGATCATTTGCTAGATTATTTGCTAGATTATTTGCTAGATTATTTGCTAGATTATTTGCTAGATTATTTGCTAGATTATTTGCTAGATTATTTGCTAGATCATTAAAATAAAATATATTTGTATTGTATCTATGGAGGATAATGAAAATGAAATATCTATTCAAGAAGTGAAAATTGATATTACAGATATTGATGATGATAAGTGTGATAATTGTGATACTGGGGACATGATTCTCAAAAAAAATGTATTTCAACTTTTGAAGAAGAAAAAGAGAAATTCTGGCGAAGAAGCGATGAAAAGTTTTGAAGACGGAGGGAGCAGTAATGGTGATGATAATTATTTCGGGGAAAATACCAGTGATTTAAGTGATACCTATAGTGAGGAAGAAGCAGATATGAATTTTTTTTCCTTGGATAAGGAAAGGGCTGGGTCAAAAAGTAGGATTATTTACAAAAAATTAAATTATCATCAAGTAGAGCGGAGTATTGATAAATATTATTCGGACATTAATCATAAATATTCGTCGGCGCTTGATATATTAGCCAGTTATTTAAAGGGTCATAAAATTATTTACATGGAGGCAAAGTCCTATTCGGAACAAAAGCTGAATATGCTTATGATGCCGGCGATTTTACTATCTACCGCCGCGACGGTGTTGGCGTCGGTGGTACAAGGATTTGGTTGGGGATCTATATTGATATCCTCGGTGAATGCCGTGATTGCCTTTTTGTTGGCAATTGTGAATTATTTGAAATTGGACGCGGCGTCCGAGGCGCACAAAATATCGTCTCACCAATACGATAAATTACAGTCGACGGTTGAATTCACCTCGGGATCCATATTGTTATTTAGGGATTTTTCGATTGGTGTTTTACCAGGAGGAGGGGTTCATTTGGAAGAAAATGTGGTCGTAACGCATAATCACGATACGACTTTGAAAAAGGAATTGGAACAAGAGATGATGAAAAAACTGACGGATGTGGAGAAGAAAATTGCGGAAATCAAAGAAACAAACCAGTTTTTGATTCCCCAGGATATTCGTATGAGTTACCCGGTTATTTATGGGACGAATATTTTTTCCATCATCAAAAAAATAGATGATCATAGAAAAAAGACGATTACGAATTTGAAGAATGTGAAGAATGAAATTCGGTATATCAATGCGGTGTCCAAGACGAATAAGCACATGTTGAATGATGATTATCGGGGGCAATTGGTGAAATTATTCAACTTGAAAAAGGATTTGGTGAAGGAAATATTGCTTTTAAAGTCCGCTTTTTCCATCATTGATCAAATGTTTCAACAGGAAATATTGAATGCGGAGATTGTAAAGAATCGCTGGATTTGGAGGTATATTTTCCATTATAAAAAACTGGTGAGTCCACTTGAGTTGAATCCGTTTATTGCGAATTTGATGGACCCGTTCAGGGAAAAAATAGAATAGATTGGGCGGGGTGGGGGATTGGGTGAGGCTATTCTATTTTTTCCTTTTTACTTTATCGGGTTGGGATTACTATTAAAATCCGATAAAACGATACAATATTTCTATCAAAGGTAAGGACGTATGGTTTTGGTTTGGAGGTGGATTTATGGGGACGAGTATTTCTCTATAAATGTTTTGGGAATTGTTAATGACTATTTGTAATTTAAAATCTTCTTCTTGTTGTTCCTTACAATACTTGGTTTGTATTTGTTTACACAGTGTCGGGTCTGGTATTTCCAATGATTGTATGGGGTCTCGACAATAGGCGCAAATGGGGGGTTTGTTGATATTACTGTTGAGACTTTTGAAATATTTTTGAATACAATCATTACAAAATGTGTGATTACAATTTGTGATTATTTGGTTGTTTGGAGCAATTTCATCCAGGCAAATGGGGCATTCTTTTGTTTGGGTTTTTGGGGGTTGGGTTTTTGGGGGTTGGGTTTTTGGGGGTTGGGTTGTGATATCAAATTTTCTTTGTGGTGGACGCAATTTATACATACGATACAATAATAGTTCTTTGAATCGCAATGATTCAAAAATTGTGTGTGTGTTATAATATTCTTTGCCGTATGTTTCATAATTTTCATCGCTTATTTCATCTAGTTTTTGTTTTAATTCATAATTTGAATATGAATTAACCGCATTTTGATAATTTATACGTAAATAATATATATATGTTTTTTTGTCATCATTTAAAGATATTTTTTTTAAGTTTTTTTTATAAATTAATATTTTTAATTCATCGTACGATAACATATTCAATAATTCTTGAATACATAAAATGATGTAATAATTTGAAGCTACACTTTTAAAAAGAACTGTTATAAATATTATTTTTTCTAATATTGTTTTATCAAGTATTTCTATTGAGGGGTCTTTACAATTGTTTATGTTGTGACCAATATGGTGGCAATATGCGCATTTAGGTGGGTTTTTTGTTTTTGTGGTATCGGGTTTTGACATTTTTGTTTTTTGTTGTTGTTTGTTGAAATTGTTTGTTCTTTGAAAAGTAAATCAATTTTTATTTTTTTGGATTTGGGATTTTGGATTTGGGATTTTGGATTTGGGATTTTGGATTTGGGATTTTGGATTTGGGATTTGGGATTTGGGATTTGGGAATTAAAAATTGATTGTTTTTATTTGTTATCTTATAAATGTACAAAAAATAGAAAAATATAAAAAATATAAAAAATGACAAATGAAAATAATGATAAAAATTTTCCAAATCTTTGTATTCCTCGAGTAAATACATGTGTTACAAAAGAACAGGTTTATGAAATTATAAATAGATATTCTTTTGGATGTATAGAAAAAATTGATGTTATTAAAAAAAAAGGGACGTGTAAAAAGAATGATTTGTCTAACATGGTGTTTATATATTTTAAGGAATGGTATGATAATGACTTGGCGAATATTGTGAAAGACAGGTTGGTGTCTGGGAAAGATATTAAAATAATCTATGATGACCCGTGGTATTGGAAAATTTCGGCGATAAAAGTTTAGACGGTTGATACTTGAAAATAATGTATGTTTTTGTTTTTTGTTTTTTGTTTTTTGTTTTTAATATCTTCCTTTATCATATAAATGTCTATTCAAGCATTCAAAAAAAAGGGGGTTATTCGGTATGGATCAAATGTATCGGGAAAACGACCCGGGGGTGTCTGGCTAAATCAAGGGCCTTTTGGAAAAAATGATGGGACACTCGTGATTGGTGCCGCGGGTCCGGAAGGTTTTTCTATAAATGGTGGCAGAAGAAACGTCGGATATGTCGGTCAAAGTATGGCAATGTCTAGAAATGGCACTCCTTTTAGAGGGCAGTTTCCCTATGGCTCAGGTGGTTGTTGCGGTACATACAAACGCGCCGAACCGGTTTATAATGCAAGTCGTGCGATTGTTTTAGGCGATCAATACAAATATATCAAACCTTCTGTTCTCTCTACAAAGGGTATGTTGGAAAAGAAATACAAATGGATTAATAATGGGCAATATCCGAATGTTTGGGTACAACCTGTTTATGGCAACAGTAATTTGTCGGATAACGCAAGTCAGTGGTTGTACATTCAGACCAAAGCCGCTGCGAATATTTGTGTTAATGATACGAATAAAGAAGGGCTTTATGTTGGGTACCGGATTCGGGGTGGTCCAAATAATTGCTCCACTTCGTCGGCGAAATATGTCTATAAAATACAGGAGTCGAATGCTGGTTACACCAAGACATTACACATTCCGCAGACGGCGAGTCAATACACTTTACAGGTACAGCGCAAGTGTGCGAATCCTACGGGCGCGTTAAAACCATTTCCTTTTGCGGTGAATGGGGGGTCGTCGAACTCAAAGACGTCCTATGCACCTCCTCCGGTTCAAATTGTGAATTACGTTACGCCACCTGAATGGTATACTGGGGTGGAGAAATAATTGGGGGTGTTTTAAAAAAATATATTTTTATATTTATATATAATATATTATGGGTTCTTACAAAAGAGACTTTAGTAAAAAGGTAAAAAGAAATATTCGGAAAAATACAAAAATCAGGAAAACCAACAAAACCTATAAAAAAAGAATTAGTTATAAAAATAAAAGAAGAAATGGTAATAAAAGTAACAAAATAGGCGGTTTATCATTTTTACGATCATCATTTAGTAGTAGTGATAGTAATAATAGTCGCAATAGTGATATTGAAAATAATATTGAAAAAAATATAGAAGAACCCTTTATTGTTAAGGGTGATAAGTTATTATTAATAAAAATAAAAACTGAAGATTTGATTTTTGATCCAAATGATACTAGTCCTAATCGCATAAGTAATCGTCGAGATCTACATGATAAGTATCGTAAATCTGATTGTAAGAAATTATCATATCCATCTAATAAAGAATGTGAAATAACAAGAAAATTATATGATTATAAAGCCGCGTATGCTTTAGCTTATGACAGAGATAATGGTTATAATTCTTTAAAGGTTTATTTACCCGAAGATCAAAATTATAGAGCATATCCTGACACGGCTATTATAAGTGCGGAAGATTTTAATATATATCCGATTAGAGAATTTACACAAGATGGAAAATTTTCTATATTAAAACGTACCGATGAAGAAAAAAGAGAAATATTGAAAAAGAATATTAACGCAAATTTAATGAGAAGGAAAATATAGTATATTGTTTTGATTTTATATATTTATATATTTTATATGAATCGTTCCATTGAAAAAGATATAAATATATTTATTCCTGCTAACAACACATCATTTGTGATGGTGGTGTCGGTTTTTGTGATTGTTTTAATTATTCTTTTCTTGAAACCCGAATTGTTTTTTATGGCGTTTAAAACCTTTTTGGGGAATATAGTTTTGCTATTCATTATTTTAGGGGTTTCATATATCAATTTGAAATATGCGATTACCTTGGCGTTGTTTTTTATTATTTTATCAAGAGTTTCTTGGGAGTCGTCTTTAAAGGAAGGATTTGCTACAAGTCAAGCAATGTGGTCTGATAATTTGGTGGCAAAATTCTTGAAATTTCAGAAAGTATTGAACCCAAATGTGGTGTATGATATGAAAGTTGTTCAACAACAGGCATCACCCGATGAGGTGGAGTATTTGTTCTTGAATAATAAATGGCCTTGGTCTAAGGAGGTCATTGATTTATATCAACAGGCGGTGGCGGAAAATTCGTTTGTGAAAGTGGATCCTGGGATTTCCATGATTGACGCACAACGAATCTATAATGAAATGGCAATGAAGCAAATATTGTCTTTTGGAACAAAAGAGGGGACTTTTTTATTGAATGGGGTCGTGATTGGACATAATAAAAATATGCCTAGTAATGTGAACGATCTTGTTCGGTGTGGCACTGATCCAAAGACTGGGGGGGCTGTGGTGGAAAAGGTGGTATATAACGGATATGATTCTATTAATGGCTCGATGAATAAGACTGTCACGAATGTGGGAGTTGGTCAAATACCTGGGCTTGTGAATGGGTTTCAATTTTTGAATGGACCTTGTAATCCTTGTGCGCCGCTTGACAATCCGCCTAATTATTCTTGTCCGTTTTCTTTGAACACAGGTAATGGTGCCGAGGTGAGTCCTATATGGAAACTTTTGTGGTATCCTGATGGAAGTACTAGTGGTTCTACTAGTGGAAATACGAGTAGTTCCACTCCGTAGGCGCTGGTTCTGGAGAAAATTTTCCTGTTCTTAAACCAATTATACAAAATATGAATAAACAAAATTTTCCTATTCTTACACAGTTATTGAATGAGGTTAATAAATTTGATTATAAGACTCTTATTAAGAATAATGTTAATTCGGTTAATAATACAAAATAGTTGGCTAAAATACTTTGATATTTTTGAAATCATATTCGTTTATTATAATATATTTTTAATTTTAAAGTATATTATATATTATAAAAACATTTTTAGTGATGATTAATGAAATCTTACAATATATTGACGGTGATTTATTTCAACGTAAAGATTTAATTATTTTTGATATTGGCTCTAGAGATTGTGAACAGTCTATTGAATTTTATCATAAATTCCCGAATGCCCGTATTTTTGCCTTTGAATGTAATCCAAATACATTACCTATTTGTAGAAAAAATATTGAAAATTATCAGGACCGGATTACTTTAATAGAAGGCGCTGTTTGTGATTATGATGGTGAAATTACATTTTATCCCATAGATCAAGAAAAAACCATTACTACATGGGTCGATGGAAACCCTGGCGCATCGTCTTTATTCAAAAGTAGTGGTAATTATGACTGTATCGAAACATATGTTCAAACAGAGGTTGTTACCAATTGTCATCGTTTAGATACAGTTATGCAGAAATACGGAATTCCAAAAGTAGATATTATTTGGATGGACATACAAGGAGCTGAATTATTGGCATTGAAATCGCTTGGTAAATATTTGAATTATGTTGAATATGTATATACTGAAGTAACATATAATTCAGAAATGTATACGGGACAAGTTATGTTTCAGGAACTACATGATTTTATGTTAAACAATCATTATATTGTAAAAAATAATTTGAGCATGGGTCAATGCTGGCA